TTTTACAACACCTGCGGTCATATCAGCAAAAATCTTGATACCGGACAGGATGGTGTCATCTGCGGTCAGACGGTCGTAATCAGCGTACTCATGGATTGCAATCATTCCAGTCTCATCAGATACAAAACTGAATGCCTTTGCAAGATCGCTCTCGTTGGCAGGAACATAGTAACCTACCATGTTCTGCTTTGCGGTTGCGAAGAACGTTCCGGCAGTGATTCCGCTGTTGATGATCACGGTACCAAGACCGAGGAAATTCTCAACATAGGAGAAGCCGAATGCATTCTGTACAGTGATCTGTGCCTTACCCAGATAATCAGCAATGTCGGTAGGATTTACAAAGTAAACCGTATCAACATTATCGTTCTCAAACGCAATCTGCAGCTTAGCCCATGCCTTTGCCAGTGCAGCCTGGATACCTACACCAGTTACGGTAGGCTGTCCGGAAATGGTAAGAGAGGAGATAATGCCGCTTCTGATTCCGGACTGAATGTCCTGCAACATCTTTGTGCGGGTCTCATTTACCGCCTGATCATATCCCTTGTCCAGAATAGCTTCTGCGGAAGTGGCTTTTCTCCACTTGTCAAGGGTGATTTCACCGATGGGTGTATCGGTAGTGGTGTACTGAGACAGGGGGATGATCTCACCCTCAGGAACAGCACCGCTCTGAAGAGTACCAGTTACGGTGTGTCTTTTAAGCAGAGTGCCTGCCTGCTTGGGAATCAGTCTCATGACACCAAGCAGTTCCATCAGCTTCTTGGTGGAATATCCAAAACTGGACACAAAATCAATCTGTCTTGCTGTCGCAAGGTTGGCATTTTTAATCAGATTCGTTTCTGCTGCTGTGGTAATATTGCTTGCCATAAATAAATACCTCCAATAATTTTTGTTGGTCAGCGATCCACTCAAACTGTGGACCGGTTAGATAGGTTACTGGAAGAGACTAGGATTATCCGCAATCAACTGTGCACGCTGTTCCGGTGTATACTTGAATCTTCCCTTGTCATCGGTAGCATAGATATCATCCTTGGATTTGATACCGCCACCATTGTTACCGCCCCTATTTACGCTTGTAAAATGTGGAGTAACGATATTCTCTGCCTTAAACAGCATCTTGCTGTCCTCAGCTTCTGACAGAGCCTTAATAGCACTTTCAATATCAGATTTCTGATTCTTGGATGCTTTCAGAGTGGGAATGTCAAGGCATCCCATGATAGCCTTTTCATTCAGACCGTTGGCAGATTTGATAGCTTCTTTCAGCAGATCATTGAAATCTCTGTCAGCAATCTTCTGCTTATAATCTTTCTCTGCATCTTCTGCCTTTTTCTTCCAGTCCTCAATGGACTTGTTCAGCTTTTCAACATCAACCCCGTCAAAGCCTTTTAAGGTCTCTTCCGCGGTATCTGCCCTGCCTTTTTCCTTGTCACGCTCTACGGTCATATCGTCCAGCTTCTTCTGAATCTTGTCGATATCCTTGCCGTTCTCAGCCATGACAAAATTGATCTGCTCCTGAGTTAATCCCTGTGCTTTTAATTCCTCTGTTTTCATACAATCCTCCATATTAGGTTGTTTTAGGTCTGTAACCATCGACCATGTTGTTGTGTATGCTTGTCATTTTAGGTCTGCCGACCAAACCGCACGAACCGGAATCGAACCGATATTGCACCATTTTCATAGTGCAGTTTTTGCCATTAAACTATCATGCAGGGCTTTCGCCTTTAGGAGATGTCTGAAAGAATATAAGAATGCCTACGATTTAATTTTATCACACTTGTTATTTTATGTAAATATTAAATATCTAGTGTTTTTATATCGCATGTTATTTTTCGCAAAAAGAGAGCAGTTTTACCTGCCCTCTTCTGATTTTACATTCTCTCAAGCATCTTAATGTACTTGTCGATGGTATCACGCTCTTCCGGTGTGTCAGCATCACGCTTAAGTTCCTTCAACTTGTTATGCATGTCTCCCATAAAGTCCTCGAGATCTGCAAGCATACTCTGCTTACTGGCCATAGAATGGTCATTTCGGTACATCCGCTTGCTGTCCATGTATCTTCTCTCAGCGTAATCACCGTCATCATATGAGTTACCATCATCGTATCTGCGAGAATACCTTCCCATGCTGTCTCTCTTGGCTCTCACGCGACCTCTTGCCTGACTGTAATCGTCCTCTGCGTACTCTTCCATGCCCTCAACAGTCTTAAGATCCTTGTACATATCAATCAACTTGTATGCTGTTTCAAGGTTCCCAGTTGTCAGACCTTTTTCTGCAATCTTGTCGATTTCGTCACAGATAACCTCTAACATTCTATCCATCTTCATTATGCGTCACCTCCTGTTGGTGTATCTGCTACCGGTGCTGTGCCGTTGACAGACCTCAAATTGTTGTTTGGTTGGCAACAAGGCTCTCCCAACATCTTAAACACTGCGCTTGTTGCGCTTGTCTCCACGCAAGTAGAATATCTTGTCCGTGTACGCACTCCACAAGCTGTCACGGGTCTGCAACATCTGTTGACCAGTGGATACTGCTGTGTTCCTGTTCCGATGGTGATAACAACCGGAGCATTGATTGTCGTTGTTGCCGGAATAGCTTGTGCAAGGACAATGCAGTACTTCTCATTGTTGTTATAACTTCCGGCCGGAAGATTGACCACCAAATTTCCACCAGTAAAAGTGATTGCTTGACTGATAATCAGCCTGTCGCATAATTTGCAAACATTTTTACATGCCATAATATACCTCCATAAATCAAAAGGAGCAGACAACAGTCCGCCCCTTTGAAATCAGCCTAAAGTGGCGAAACTCTGTTATTTAGTTGTTGCATCCGCAGCATCCATTATTACCGTAGTTGTTATAGCCGTTATAGCCGTAAAACTGTCCGCAACCGTTCACGGGGAAAGTCACGGGAGTAGGTGGCTGTACAACATAAGCAGGAGTAGGACAATCTGCTCCAAGTCTGCGGATCAGTTCTGCGGTCTGTGCTTCCTGATTAGCAGTTATAAACGCATTCTGCGCTGTCTGGGATGCCTGGAACTTAAGAGCCTGATTCTCCGCAGTAAGACTGGAAATCTTATCCTGTGTCAAGAAATCAAGGATTGCTCTTGTATTGCAGTTCTGGTTGTCGATGATGTCTCTTGTGGTGTTCTGAATGGTGTTTCTGGTGTCACAGGACTGGGTGGCAAGATTATAATTTACTCCGTCAATAGCTCTCTGTACATCACAGCAACAGGATGCAAGCTGTGCGCTCACGTTGTTAAAGCCCTGCTGATTCTGATAGCCAAGAGTACAGATAGCGTTGTCAATTCCTCTGAAATTGTTGTTCAGAGTATTATTGAGTGCAGTAAATGTGTCTGCCAGTCCGTAGGTCTGCTGATCCAGTTTGCTGATGAGGGTCTGCTGATCGACAGCTTCTCTTACATCTGCCTGTGTAGCGCAGTTAGAGCCATTTCCGCCAAAGCCACCACCAAAGCCATTGCGACCCCAACCGAAAATCAGGAACAGCACAATCCACCATGCGCCATCAGCTCCCCACATATCATTGTTGTTGCGATTATTGCCCTGTAAGAGAGCAACATCACTTGCTGATAATCCGTCTGTCATTATAATCTCCTCCGATTATGATTTATTTGCTTAAAGCCGTCTCGAGCCGACTTATTGCCGTAATAAATATTGCATCTGCTGTGCCATCTGCTGTGCTTGATTAAGCTGTTGTTGATTAATTTTTCCATTTTGTAGCATTTTCATCACTTCATCTTTTGGATTAATTCCTTGCATATGTTTTCTAAACTCGTTAAACTGCTGAATCATGGATGCAGGATTGTTTTGATTGAGCTGATTAAACAATGGGTTACTCATTCTTTGCTATCTCCTTTTTGACAATAGACTTTGCTTTCAACTGCTTTTCCAACTCTTCGTATTTGGCTTTTAAATCGTCAAATTCTGTTCGTGTGATAAAATTATCACTGGATTGATTTAAGACGCTCTGTGAGCCTTGTGGAGCGTTCTGTGTTCGTTCTGTGTAATCAAATACACGTAGTGGC